CAACAGATTCTTTTATTGCAGGTGATGATGACCAAGCAATATTTAGATGGGCAGGTGCAGATGTAGATTCTTTTATTGCACAAAAAGGTTTGATGATGCCACTTACACAATCACACAGAATACCAGCCATGGTACACAACGTCGCGATGAATGTAATAAACAAAGTCAGAAATAGAATAAATAAATCTTGGAAACCAAAGATACATCAAGGAGCACTATCTAGATATGATGACTTTGAACAATTAGATATGACTTCAGGTGAGTGGTTGGTTATGGCTAGAACTAAATACATGTTGAACGAACTAGAAGATACACTGTACAGAAATGGTTTATATTACAGAAACAAATTTAAAAAAACAAAAGAACAAGAACTACACTATGCTGCACAAGACTGGGAGAACTTACGTAAGGGTCAACCAATAGCATATAAACAAGTAGAAAGAATCTACGGATACATGAAAGATAATACAGATAAGAAAAAACTAAAAGGTATGTTGAAAGACTCTTCTTATAACATAGATACGTTAAAACAATCTTATGGTTTGAAAACAGATAAGCCTTGGTTTGAGGCATTTGACGATGCACCAAGCAGGGATGTAAACTATCTAAGAAAGATGAGAAAGAATGGAGAGAAACTAAACGAATCACCACGAATAACTTTGTCCACCATACATGGTGCAAAGGGTGGTGAATCACAAAACGTTGTGTTGTTAACTGATCTTAGTGAAAACACAATGAAGGGATATGAAAAAAATCCTGATGATGAAAATAGATTGTTCTATGTTGGTGCAACACGGACCAAGGAACATCTACACATCATATCACCAAAACAAGAATACAAAGGATACAGTATATGACAGACAAAGATATGTTTAAAGGAACAACATACTCTTCATTAGAAGAGCAGGTAGGCGGCAAACACTATAAAAATTTTCGCATACAACCAGCAGAGTTTATAAATGAAAATAAACTTTTATTCGCAGAAGGCAACGCTATAAAATATATTTGCAGGCACTCTGTAAAAGGTAAACAACAAGACATAGAAAAAGCAATACATTATTTAAAAATGATATTAGAAAGGGACTACTCATGAGCTGGGAAGAATACAGAAAACAAGCAAAGATGTCAGAAGAAAAGTTTGCAAAAAATTTAATTGATCCAATATGGGCAAATGATTATCAAAACATGAAAGAGCACTGGGACGTCAAGGGAACATTTAAAAACAAAACTTATAGGTTTGATGTCAAAGGAATGAAAAAGAAAAACAGATGGGACAATAATTTTCAAGATGATATTGCATGGGTTGAAGGAACAAATGTTAGAGGTGAACCTGGTTGGGTAAAAGGTAAAGCTGACTACATTGTTTTTGAAAGAAACAAGTATTGGTTGATAGTTGATAGACAAGAGTTATTAAATCATGTAGTAAATAAATTAAAGGAGAAAGGTTATGAAAAAGGAAAAGGCATTTATCAAGTTTATCAACGAGATGGTAGGCAAGATAAAATAACAATGGTGCCTTACGAAGATATTGAAAAACTAACCAACATAGAAAAGGTTAATAAAGATGATACAAAAACCAATATTTAAACCACAGACAGAATGGGTGCCACCAGAATCTTTCCCTGACTTATCTAAATATGATGAGATATCAATAGACTTAGAAACAAAAGATCCCGATCTAAAAACCATGGGATCTGGTTCTATCACAGGCAGATCAGAAATAGTTGGTATAGCTTTAGCTGTAAAAGATTGGTCTGGATATTATCCAATAGCTCACGAAGGTGGTGGTAATCTAGATAAGAAAAAAGTTATGGATTATTTTAGAACTATTCTAAACTATCCTTCCACAAAAATATTTCACAACGCTATGTATGACGTATGTTTTATACGTGCTGCAGGACTTAAAATTAACGGGACCATAGTGGATACCATGATTGCTGGCTCTCTCGTGGACGAGAATCGCTTTCGTTATGATTTAGGCTCTATGGGTCGGGATTACCTCGGAAGAGGCAAAAACGAGGCTGTATTGAACGAAACAGCAGCCCTTTGGGGTGTAGATGCTAAGTCTGAGATGTATAAATTACCTGCTATATATGTGGGTGAGTATGCTGAAAGAGATGCAGAAATGACTCTTGAACTGTGGCAACAAATGAAACAAGAGATACAGCATCAAGATATAGAATCTATTTTTGATTTAGAGACTGAACTTTTTCCTTGCCTCGTCGATATGCGATTCTTAGGTGTTCGAGTAGATGTTGAAGCAGCGAATCAATTAAAACAGAAGCTACTAGCAGAAGAAAAAGAATGCCTACAAAAAGTAAAAAAAGAAACATCAGTAGATATCCAAATATGGGCTGCTCGATCGATTGCGCGAGTCTTTGAAAAACTGAACCTACCTTTTGACCGAACTGAAAAAACAAACTCTCCATCATTTACTAAAAACTTTTTAAAGAATCATCCTCATCCAATAGTTAAACATATTGCTAGAGCCCGTGAAATAAACAAAGCTCATACTACATTTATAGATACCATATTAAAACATGAACATAAAGGACGAATACATGCAGAGATAAACCAACTTAGATCCGATCAAGGTGGTACAGTAACTGGTAGATTCAGTTACAATAATCCAAATTTACAGCAGATACCAGCACGGAACAAGGAACTTGGACCAATGATCAGAAGTTTATTTATACCTGAGGAGGGTTGTAAGTGGGGTGTATTTGATTACTCACAACAAGAACCACGTCTTGTTGTACACTACGCAGCATTACAGAATCTTTATGGAGTTGATGATGTATTAGATGCATATCAAGAAGGTGATGCAGACTTTCATAGAATTGTAGCTGAGATGGCAGACATACCAAGAGAACAGGCCAAGACCATAAACCTTGGTCTGTTTTATGGTATGGGAAAAAATAAATTACAGGCTGAACTTGGTGTCAACAAAGAACGGGCTGATGGTTTATTTAAACAGTATCACTCACGCGTACCTTTCGTAAAACAACTTATGGACAATGTCATGCAACGTGCACAAGGTAGAGGTAGAATAAGAACCTTACTTGGTAGATTGTGTAGGTTTCATCTATGGGAACCAAATCAGTTTGGTATACACAAACCTTTGCCTCACGATGCAGCGCTCGCGGAACACGGACCAGGGATCAGAAGAGCTTTTACTTACAAAGCTTTGAATAGATTGATACAAGGGTCTGCAGCAGATATGACAAAGAAAGCCATGATAGAATTACACAAAGAGGGTATTACACCACATATACAAGTGCACGATGAACTTGATATATCTGTAGATAATAACGCTGATAAGATAAAAGAAATAATGGAATCAGCAGTAGATTTAGAAGTTCCCAATAAGGTAGACTATGAATCTGGGCCTAATTGGGGTACAATAAAATGATAAATTATGGCTTACTTAAATGCAAATATTCCTGTAGAATACGCCCAAATAAGAAGGGAGTATTTATATGATCTTAAAAAACATAAAGGCGAAGTTGAAGACTGTGTTATCTTTGGTGTTACCTGCATTACAGGTAGGGCGCTCTTATTTCATGCGATCATGGAAAACGGCGCAATCTTTTATCGCTTACCAATTAGCGCGTTTATTCAACGTGGTTTCAAAGTCGAAGACGTACCAATCAGAAGACTTGATGAACTACAGCTTTGGAATTCTTTTAGTTATTATCCTGCTGTTACTTCTTGGGATATTTTAGAATCACAAGCGGGTAAATACATAGGTAAAGATAAAAAATGGCACTATGGCAAATACTTATTTACTGTTGACTTTGCACATCCAGAACCTAATA